TGATTATAAATGGGCGGATTTGAAATTCCTATGGAAACGCTTGGATGGCAATATATAGAAAAATTAAATATAAAACAAGAATTTAGCCAACAAGAGTTTAATAAGTATATAAGTACTTTTGAAGATATAAAAGATGTTATTAATTATATCAATAAAGCTACCATTAATAAAAAAATATTCAATCACCAATTGGCAAGTGAGGAATTTGTTAATCCTTGGAATTCGTCTAATTTTCATGATTTTTCATGTTTTAAAGAAGCTTTAGAAGCTCTTGAGTACGGGACAGATAAATATTTTGATTCATTTAATTATGAATTAAAAAAGATTAATGAATATGTAAGAAAATACTCCATTCCTAATAAAATTAGTTATAAAAATGATATTATTGGATTTATTCCAATTGTACCTAATGCTATAATAGGAAACCCGATAAATATGATAAATCAAAAAAGAAAAGAAAAAAATATTCCAACAGCAACTATTATATTTGAAAAAGCAGTAACAAGTCGCAATAAATCAACGGAAATGGTAAAGTTTGCTTCAATAATTTTTAGCTTAATACAAATTCTGGAACAAAAAGGAATAAGATGTCAAGTATATGTGAGTTCAACATTTGTTTATGATAATGAGATATTTGGATATAAAATAAAAGTTAAAAATTATATGCAACCATTAAATTTGTATAAAATGCAATTCCCTATTATTTCTTCTGATATGTTTAGAAGGATTGGATTTAGATTATTAGAAACATGCCAACAAATCAAAAATGATGGATGGGTTGATGGGTATGGAAAAACATTAATTGGCACTAACAGATATGATATTGAAAACAGTGGAGAGCCATCAAAAAAACTAAAAGAATTATTAGATATTAAAAATAATGATATTTTCATCCCAAGTCATGAATACTTTGATTTTCATTATTCTGATAATATACATAAAACAGTCAAAAAAATAATAGACAAAACTAACTTTAATAAATATATAAATTTGGAGGAAAGATAATGCAAAATGAAAAAGAATTAAAACAAATTATAAAAACATACAAAGGTATGTTGCAGAAACAAAATAAGATTATAGATGCTATGTGTCAATATATAGCATCCCTAGATAATGAAGAAACTATATGTTGCAAAACAAAAAGGCATAATAATTGTGATCCAATGAGCTTAGGCGAGTGTGAACAATGTATTAGAGAATATTTTGAAAAGGAGTGTTAAATGTGGAAGTAGAAATTAGAGGTAGAAAAGGAATTGTATTAAATATGATGAAACATCAAGATGCAAATATATATGAAGTTCAATTAATAAATAGCAACAAGGATGTGGAAGTTATAATTCATAGAGTTAAACCAGAAGAAATAAATATACTTCAAAAGGAAAGTAAAGGAGACATCCTTTCTTTCCCAAAATAAAAAACAAACTCGAATAACTAATGAGTAGGAGGTGTTAAATATGGCTATAATTAAAGCAATTTTTGTGTTTTTTATGGGGTTCTATGCAGTTTCAAAAATTGTTGATGGAATGAATAACAAATATAAAGATAACAAAAATAGATTTATGAATTTAATTGAAATAGTTGTTAGCATAATGCTTACATTTGCTATATTTAAGTTTTAGGAGGTGCAAAAGATGAATGTGCAGGAAGTATTAGAAAATTATAATTCTATTAAAGCAAGTATAACAATAGTACAAGGAGAAATAAAAGACTTGCAAAATGAAATTGGAGACTTAAAAAGTGCAAACTTAGATGGTATGCCAAAGCCTAAGGGTTATACTGCTTCAAATATAGAAGAGGAAATTATAAATAGAGAAGACAAAATTAGAAGAAAAGAAAGGTATATTGAAAAGACTGAAAACAAAATAAAAGTTGTAGAAGATTTAGTAAAAACTCTAAAAAAGTATAACCAAGACATTATTGATATGAGATATTATCAAATGATGAGTATTGAAGAGATTGCAACTAAAAAAGACAGAGGATATGGTGCTATACAAAAAACTATTGATAGATCAATAAGAATTATGCAAAAAGAATACAATAAAAACAAAATGTCTTAATTTTGTCTATAAAATTTACATATTTTGTCCGTAGAATGGCAAAAAACAATCTGTTATAATTATAATTGGTATTACTGTAATACAATGCCTTTAGTTGTTCATATTTTTTCCTTTCGAGAAGTCACCAGAAGCGGTGGCTTTTTTATATTGCGGAGATGGTGCAATGGAAGCACAAGGGGCTCATAACTCCTAGACGAGGTTCGAATCCTATGTCCGCAACCAATAATTACAAAAGAGGTAAATCTATGGATTTTGGAAGATGTATGTTAAGAAAGTGCAAATGTTGCAGATATGAAAACAGTTGTTCTAAGGAGTATGAAAATGAATATTCAAAAAATAAAAATAGAAAGTCTAAAACCAGCGGAATACAATCCAAGAAAAGATTTAAAACCAGAAGACGAAGAGTATCAAAAAATAAAGAAAAGCATTACTGAATTTGGGTATGTAGCACCTGTAATAGTTAATTCAAATATGACAGTTATAGGTGGACATCAAAGATTAAAAGTATTGAAAGAACTAGGTTATACTGAAGTTGAATGTGTTGTTGTGGATTTAGACCAAGAAAAAGAAAAAGCACTAAATATTGCATTAAATAAGATTAGTGGCGATTGGGATAATGATAAACTTGAAGAATTGCTTGCAGAATTAAAGCAAACGGATATTGATATGGATATCACAGGTTTTAGTTTTGATGAAGTTGACGAAATACTAAAAGATATAACAGGGTCAAAAGAAGATGATTTTGATTTAGACCAGGCATTAGATGAAATTGAAGAACCAATTTCAAAAAGAGGCGATGTTTGGATATTAGGTAAAAATAGGTTGATGTGCGGTGATAGTACACAAAAAGAAGATGTTATGCACCTTATGAATAGCCAAGAAGCGGATATGCTTCTTACTGATCCACCATACAATGTGGATTATGAAGGAAAAACATCAGAAGCATTAAAAATTGAAAATGACAATATGAGTGAAACAGAATTTTATAATTTTCTATTAGACTCATTTAAAAATATGTTTGATTCAATAAAATATGGAGGTTCTGCTTATGTATTTCATGCAGATACAGAAGGACTAAATTTTAGAAATGCTTTTAAATCGTGTGGTTTTAAATTAGCACAATGTTTGGTATGGGTAAAGAATACGTTTGTTATGGGTAGACAAGATTATCAATGGAGACATGAACCTATTTTATACGGATGGAAACCAGGAGCAGGACATTATTTTGTAGATAATAGAAAACAAAGTACAGTTTTAGAGTTCGACAAGCCTTCAAGAAATGCAGAACATCCAACTATGAAACCTGTTGATTTGTTAGTATATCTAATTAAAAATTCAAGTAAAGAAAATGATTTGATACTTGATTTATTTGGTGGAAGCGGTTCGACATTGATAGCAGCAGAACAAACACAAAGAAGGTGCTATACAATGGAACTTGACCCTAAATATTGTGATGTAATAATAAAAAGATGGGAAAACCTAACTGGAGAAAAAGCAATCCTAGAAAAGTAATGGAGGTGGGTGATTTGTATTGACAGAAGCAAAAATAGAACAAATAAAAAATGATTATTTACAAGGTATGAAATACAATGACATAAAGCAAAAATACAACATTACGCAAGCAGAATTACGAAGTATAGTATATAAATATAAATTAACCAGGACAAAAAGCAAAGCACAAATGGGAAATAAAAATGCACTAGGAAACAAAGGTGGAACAGGTGCAGAAATAGGAAATAAAAATGCTGTTATTACAGGAGAATATGAAAACATATATAAAGATGTATTAGATGAAGACGAATTAGATTTATATGAAAATTATCAAGTGGATGACGTAGAGCAGTTATTGATGGAAGAATATAAGATTCTTACTATTAGAGAAAAAAGAATGTTAAAACGAATAAAAAAATTAAATGAGCAAAAAGATATGACAATAGATTTTATAAGAAAGAAAAATAGTAAGTCGGAAACAGAAACAATAACTGAAGCAGAACCGACAATAAATTTAATTCAAAGAATAGAAGAAGGACTTACAAGGGTTCAAGAAGCAAAAAGAAAATGTATAGAAAGTTTAAATAAGATAAATGATGGTGAGGATAAAACAGTAAATTTAAATGTTGTTGCAACCAATCCATTATTAGAAAGTATAAACAGACAATTAGGTGGTGGTGCAAATGAATGAAGATGAAGCATTTCCACTATCAGAAAAATATATTGATTTTTTAAAATATGATGCAAGTACAGAATTTTTGGAAGGAACAACATTTGCAGGAAAAACAACAGTTGGTATTCCAAAGTTTATGTTTAAGGTTGCAAATGATAATTCTTCAAAACCAAGTATTATTGCTGGATTAGACTTAGGAACAATAGAAAAAAACATAATTAATTCAGACCATGGTTTGATAGATATATTTGGAGATTATGAGAAAGGTGGAGCGATAGAATATCACTCAAATGGTGCAAAGAATATCAAACTACCTCATATTGTTTATCATACACCAAAAGGCAATAAAATTATTTATGTTTTAGGATATGACAACAAAGCAAGATGGAAGAAAGCATTAGGTGGCCAATGTTATGGATTATTTATAGACGAGTTCAACATAGCAGATATGGAATTTGTTAGAGAAGCATTTATGAGAGCAGACTACAGGTTATGTACAATGAATCCAGATGATCCAAACAAAGAATGTTATTCACAATTTGTTAATCATGCAAGGCCAATAGATAAATATAAAAATGATGCTCCACTTGAATTGCTTGAAATGTTAAATCAACCTCAAACGGACGATTGGACTTGGTGGTATTTTACTTTTGACCATAATAAAAGTTTAACACCAGAAAAGAAAAAGAAAATTATTGATTCTGTTCCTGTAGGTACAAAACTATGGAAAAATAAAATAAAAGGTTTACGAGGCAAGTCAACAGGGCTTGTTTTTCTTAATTTTGATAGAAGAAAACATTGTATAACGAAAGAAGAGGCAAAGCAATATTTAAAAAATCAAAACGAAGCGGAAGTTATACAGTTAAATGTAAAATATAAAACAAAAAAAGAAACAAATGAACATTTTATACAATTTACGGCAGCATTAGATACATCTTATAGTTCTTTAAGCCCTGATACTATTGCAATGTCTTTTGCAGGTATAACTAACAAAGGAAAATATATTTTACTAGATGAAAGAGTTTATAACAATGCTGATTTAGAAGAACCACTTGCACCTAGCGATACAGTTAAGAATTTTATTGATTTCTTAGAGAGAAACAGAAAAGAGTGGGGATTGGCCAAAAATACATTTATTGATAGTGCAGACCAAGCAACAATAAAAGAATTTGCAAAATATAAGAGAAAAACTGGTTGTATATACATATTTAATAATGCTTGGAAAGCAAAAATGGAGATAATAGACAGAATAAACACTCAACTTGGCTGGTTCAAGGATGAGTGCTATTTTATTGTTGATACCTGTGAAAACTATTGTAATGAATTAGATGTCTACAGCTGGAAAGAGGACAAAGACAATGAACCAGAAGATGCAAACGATCACATGGTTAATAGTTGTCAATATAGCTGGATTCCTTTTGTAGATAAGATAGGAGTAAGAAAATGAAATTTGGAGAAAGAGTGAAAGATATGATTAAATCGTGGTTAGATATCAGACCAGCACAAGGTCAAACATTTGTAGTTAATGAAAATATGGATTTTCAAGCGAATTGCATAAGAAATAAAATATGGTATAGAGGCGATAGTAGAGAATTATCTGAATTTTATGGACAACTTCCTTATGCAGATGATACTTTTTGGGGAGCTTCACAAACAGCAGAAATAAGAATGAAAAAATCACATTCAGGACTACCAAAACTTATGATAAAAACAATTATAAATACGGTTATGACTGATTATGGTGGTGACGATGTTGAGGATGAATATTGGAAAGTTGTCAATGAAGAAAATAAGTTTGATACTAAAATGATAAAGACTCTTTTAGGTGAGGCTTTATATATTGGAGATGGTGCAATTAAAATAAATTATGACCCAGAAATTTCTGATAAAGCAATATTAGAATGGGTTGATGGTTCAAAAATTGATTTTATATATAAAAGAGGTCGTTTAGTAGAACTTGTTTTTAAATCATTTCACGAAGAAAACAATACAACTTATTTATTAGAAGAGCATTATGGTATGGGGTATATAGAATATGTATTAAAAAAAGATGATAAAGAAGTACCTTTGAAGACAGTTCAAGGATTGTCAAAATTAAAAAATCTTTATTTTGATAAAACTGTTATGTGGGCAGTGCCATTGATGTTTAACGAATCAGCAAAATATAAAGGTAGAGGAGAGTCAATTTTCGATGGAAAATATGACTCTTTTGATAGTTTGGATGAAATAATTTCACAATGGGTAGAAGCGGTTAGAGCAGGCAGAGCAATAAAATATATTCCTGAAAGTATGATTCCAAAAGACCCAGAAGATGGAACATTGGCCATCTATGAAAGTAATCCATTCGACAACAAGTTTATAAAAGCAGATGCAGCTATGAATGAAAATAACCAGGATAAAATCGACATAGAGCAAGCTGAAATTCCAACAGAGAATTATTTACAATCTTATATCACATTTTTGGATTTATGTTTACAAGGGATAGTTAGTCCAAGTACGCTTGGAATTGATAATAAGAAACTAGATAATGCTGAAGCACAAAGGGAAAAAGAAAAGACCACTTTATATACTAGAGGTTTAATCATAGATACATTAACTGATTTTATACCAAAAGTTATAAATATGGTTTTGAAATCAAAGGCTCAAATAGATAAAAAGCCTATTCCAGCGGATATTGATGTATCATTGAAATTTGGAGAATATGCAAATCCATCTTTTGAGGCACAAGTTGAAACAGTTGCTAAAGGAAAACAAGGTGGAATAATGTCAATTGAAGCAAGTGTTGAGGAATTATACAAAGATGACAAAGACGAAGAGTGGAAAACACTAGAAGTTGCAAGGTTAAAGGCAGAACAGGGAATTATTGATATTGAAGAGCCAGCTGTGAACTATGATTTAGAAATGAACGATAATGATACCGACACAAATGTCGATACTAAAGTAGAAAATCAAGAAAGTGGTCAAAAAGAAGATAAAAAAGACCAGGAGAAAGTTGTAAATGAATAATGAATATGATATTAAACAAGCATTTCAAAGAATAGAAACCACTTTAATTGAATCAATGAAAAGAAACCTTACAAGGCACTTAGAAGAGGAAAAAATGGAAGATATGAATTGGAGTGCTTGGCAAACAGAACAATTAAAATCACTTGAAAAATTTAAAAAAGATAATAAGGAATTATTTAAAAATGATTTTTCTACTATAAATGAAGACATTGAAGAACTAATAAAGAAAAGTTATGAAAATGGAAAATTAAAACAAGAAAATGTAATATTAGAAGCAATAAAGCAAGGAAATTTTAGTAGTAGCGATAAAAAAATAAACAAAATGTGGCATATTTACAAGACCAGTAAAAATAAAAGAATAAAAAAGAAACAATTGACCAGAATATATGATTTAGTGAATCAAACGGAAGGAAGCTTTTTTAAAATAAATGAAAGAAAATTAAAAGCACTAATAAATGAAACAACAGATAATTTTAAAAAAGCAGAAATGTCAATATTGAGGTACACCAATGATCAATATAGAAAAACAATATACCAAGCACAGGTATATGCAAATACAGGGTCAGGGACTGTTCAACAAGCAGTTGATATGGCTACAAAGGATTTTCTGGCAAAAGGAATAAATAATATTGAATATGCAAATGGTTCAATGGTAAATATTTCATCTTATGCTGAAATGGCAATAAGAACAGCAAATAAAAGGGCATACTTACAAGGCGAAGGAACAAAAAGAAATGAATGGGGAGTACATACAGTTCTAGTTCCTAATCGTGGAGGAGGATGTCCTTATTGCATTAAGTTCCAAGGAAAAGTTTTTATTGATGATGTATGGAGTGGAGGAACAGAAGCGGAAAGCAAAGAAACTGGATATCCTTTGTTAAGTGCAGCAGTTAAGGAAAAGTTGTTTCATCCAAATTGTAAGGATACGACAGTAACTTATTTTCCAGGTATTAATACCAGGCCAACACCACCTACAGAGGAACAACTGGAAATTAAAAGGCAAAATTACATAAAAGAACAAAAACTAAACTATATAGAAAGAAATATTGATAAATATTCCAGACTTGAACTTGGAAGTACAGATAAAGAAAATATTGAAAAATATCACAATAAAAGAATAGCTTGGCAAAATTACAAAGAAAGATTTAAAAGCAATAGTCAAGCACAATTTTATGATGAGTGAAAGGAGGGAAAACTATGGGAAGTAAGGAGTTTATTGAAAAATGCAAGGAAATAGTAAAGCAATATGCAATTGAACATTTAGATAAAAGTGATAATATACCAGAATTTGAAGTATTTGATGTTTGGTATTGTAAAACATTACAAAATCATAAAGCTTTATTAAGTACCAGTTTATTAGATGGTATGTATTATGAACTTACATACAATGGAGACAAAAAAGAATTGTATTTTGATGCATATAAGAAATTTGAAAATAAGTGTATAAAATTATAGGAGGTAAGTAAAATGGCTAAAAACAAAGAAGAATTAAAAGAAGAGGCTGTAAATGAAGCAGTAGAAAAAAATGAAGAAAAAACAACTACAGAAGAAATAGTAGAAGAAAAAACATCTGAAGATGAAGGTGTTTCAAAAGAGAAAGTTGTAACAGTAATAGAAATGTTTAGAGATAAATACGATGCAAATATTGTGTATAATCCCAAAGATGTATTTATCAAAGATGAAAAAATAGAAGGAAACAAACCTGTAAAAGCAGGAAAAGGAAAATATAAAGTATCAAAAGAAAGATACGAAGAATTACAAAGAAGTTTATATACAGATTAATTAAGAGCTGAAAGGCTCTTTTTTATATGCTCCAAACACTGATGAGAATAAAAGCATGTGTAATTTATTAATAGTCATTCAAGACTTAAAAAAGTAGGAGGTAGTGAAATGGAAGGAAATGAAGCAAATAACAATGCAAATTCTAATCCAAATGCCCAAAACACTACAGGGCAAAACAACAATACAAATCAAGCATCTAATGCTATTGATTATAACAAAATTCAAGAAATGATTGATGCAAGAAATGTAAAAACAGAAGATAGCATATTAAAAAGTTATTTTCAAAAGCAAGGTTTGAGTGCTGAAGAAATGGAAAGTGCAATAAGTGCATTTAAAACGGAAAAAGCAAATCAAGCTAATGCTCAAAACAAGGAATTGTCTGAAGTTCAAGCATCTTTACAAAAAATACAACTAGAAAAACAAAGACTAGAAATAGAAAAGAAAGCTTATGACTATGTTGATGATTTAAATGTTGATATTAAGACAATGCCATATTTATTGAAAATGGCAGATTTAAATAATTGTATGGGTAAAGATGGAAAGATTCAAGAAGACACATTAAAAACAGCACTACAAAAGGTCGTTGATGATATTCCTGGACTAAAAAAACAACTTAATGGAGTTGTAGGAATAACAGTTGGTGCTGATACCAACAACAATACAAACTCAAATAATTCTGTATTTGACTTTGGATTTGCTGGTGTAAGACCTAAAAAATAATTAAAGAAAAGAGGTAATTTATTATGGCATTTGCAAAAGCAAATTTAAATTATGCTAAAGAATATTCACAAGCTTTAGCTCAAGCATATCCATATACTTTATACTTTGGAGCTTTATGGAGTGCAACAAAACCAGATGTAAAATTTTTAAATAATAACACAGTTATACTACCAAGCTTAACAGTAAAAGGTAGATCTAATGGTGATAGAGACACAATAGGCTCATTCGCTAGAAATTTCAACAATGCTGAAGAGTCAAAAACATTAAAGACTCACAGAACATGGAATACTTTAGTACATCCAAGAGATATAGATGAAACAAATCATGTTGCATCTATACAAAACATTACCAAGGTAATGAACGAAGAGCAAAAATTCCCAGAAATGGATGCTGAAATGATAACAGCATTGTATTCTTTGAAAAATGCTTTAGAAGCGGTTAGTGAAGACGATGTATTAACTGCAGCAAACGTATTAACAAAATTTGATAAAATGATGGACAAGATGGACGAAAAGAGAGTTCCTGGTTCAGGAAGATTATTATATGTTGATACATATACAAAAACACTTATTGATACTGCAAAAGATGTTGTTAGAACATCAGGAAATTCTGTACTTGGAAGAACTGTTTCAAGAATTGATGAAGTAGAGGTTATAAATGTACCAACATCTGTAATGAAATCTAAATTCAACTTAAAAGCTGATGATGGATTTGAAGTTGCAGCAGATGCAAAAGCAGTAAAAATGATGTTAATACATCCAAGTGTTGTAATACCAGTAATCACTTATGATTTTGCAGAATTAGGATTGCCAAGTGCTTTATCACAAGGTAAATATACATATTTTGAAGAATCATTTGAAGATGTATTTATTTACAACAAAAAACACGATGCTATTCAATTCTATATTGAAAAACAAAGCTAATCGGAGTTGATATATATGAATATGTATGTAGATAAAAAATATTATCAAAATACATATAAAGGTGATGTAATTCCCGAAGATAAATTTGAAGAAAAAATAAAAGAAGCAAGTATGCATATAGATACTTTAACTTATAATCGAATTGTTAGAAAAAAGTTTGATAATTTAACTGAATTTCAACAAAGCATTATAAGAGAAGTAGTATGCAAACTTGCTGATTTTGAATATGAAAATGCAGATATACTAAAAACACCACTTTCAAGCTATGCAATAAATGGAGTATCAATGAGCTTCGGCAAAAGTTGGAATGTTCAAATACAAAATGGGGTTGCTATACCAAAGGACTATTATTGTTTATTGGCTCAAACAGGATTAACTTGTAGAAATGTGAGGTATTAAGATGAAGTATCCTAGTTTAGTTAGAGAAAAAGATTGCAAAACTGAAATACACATTGTTTTATATAGTGAAGAAGTATCAGAAGAGGGCAGTCCTATAATTGCATTAGAAGGAGACTTTAAATGTAATTATCAAGATAAAGCAAAAAGAGTATTAACTACTGAAAAAGTAATTATACAAATAAATGCTGTAGCTTTATTTTCCAAAGATATTGCTCCTGATTTAGCTGTAATATCTGGCGGAAAAGCTACAATATTTGGCGAAACTAGAGAAATATATCAAGGTACTAAAGCAAGGAATCCTGATGGTTCTGTAAACTATGTTAAATTGGAGATTATGTAATATGAGTAAATGTGTCTCTTCAAAAATAAAAATAAATAGAGCAAAGATAACTCAATTAGATAATGCAACAGTAAAAGCATTAGAACAGACAGTTGATGCTTTATATACAGAAGTAGTGGAATCACAAGTAATGCCATTTAAAACAGGAAATATGCAAAATGATAATACAGCACCAGATTATTCAAATAGTAAAAAAGGAAAGGTGGATTTAATAACATCTACACCTTATGCTAGAAGAATGTATTATCATCCTGAATACAACTTTAGTAAAGCTGAAAATGCAAATGCAAGAGGCGAATGGTACGAACCATGGATAAGTGGGAAAAATAAGGATTTTTGTAGTAAAACATTTTCAAAATTATATAAAAAGGAGGCTGGTTTATGATGTTAGGATTAGCTGATATTAAGGATTGGCTAAAACAACTTGATGTAGTATCAGTTTCTGATCTTCAAAAAATGTCTGTAAAGGAATTGAATAATTTAACACTAAAACAATTATCAAAAGATAGTTGTATTATTGCAGATTACTTTTATATTGGAAAATTAGATAATAAAAAAGATAAATCCATAGGAGTGTATCAATTAGAGAGAAGTAGCAATCCAACTATTGCTATTGGTGGACTAAATACTACAAAAACTATGGAGAAGTCAGTTAGTATTTTAATTCATTGGAATACTAATGCAAAAGAAACTGAATTAAAAGCACTTGATTTGTATAACAAACTTTTGTGCTTAAGAAATTTCAAAATAAATGATATAAAAATAAACTTTATTAAGTTGCTTGTACCTGAACCAATAGATGTTGGAACTGATAGTAAAAACATCTATGAAAGGGTTATACAAGCGACTTTTTATTATGAAAAAAAGGAGGAGTAAGCCATGGCAACAGTTACAACTGGAGTTTATCCAGTATATGATAATGTGTTTAAAATAGGAGTAAAAGGTTCTACTTCAACAAAAGAAGATATGAAAACAATCGCTGATTGCGAAACTTTTTCACTATCTATGGACAATAATGTTGAAGAGTGGACTCCTATGACAACAGAAGGTTGGATTAGAAGAATGCAAACAGGAAAAGGTTTTTCTATTAGTATTTCTGGTAAGAGAAATGTAGGAGATGCAGGAAACGATTATGTCGCTTCAAAACTATTTGCATCAGGAAAAAATGTAGAATCTAAATTCTCATGGGAATTTGCAGATGGTACTACTGTAGAATTTGATTGCTTAATATCTGTAAGCAATGCAGGAACAGGAGACAGTACAAATGTAGCACCTTTAGAATTTGAGGTTATGTCAAACGGAAAACCAACTGTAACACCAGCAGCATAAAAAGTGCCTCAGTATAGTTCATACTGGGGCTTATTTTTTTTATTTAAAATAATGAAATGGAGGAATTTAATATGGCAGTAGTAGATATTAGTACAAAATTAGGAAAAGAAAAACAAACAATAAAAATAGCTGAAGGAAAGGTTTATGAAGTAGATACAAGTGCTGATAATTATTTGTTAGTACAAGAAAAATTAAAAAACAAAGAATTTTCTATTGAAGTTATGTATGAAATGATTGAGATGCTTTTAGGAAAAGAAGCATTACAAACAATAAAAGATATGAAGCTTACAATACCTGGACTAAGAACAGTAATTATTGCTTTATCAGCAATAGTAAATGAAGTGGATTTCGAGGAAATGGAGAAACGATTTCAATAATACATCAACGTATGATCCAGGATATGATTTATTTGAAGATTGGGATTTAATAGCATCAAGCTTAAAGACACAATATGGATATAGTATAAGAAAAGAAATAAGTGATTTAGATTGGGGAGAATTAATTAGTGATATTGCAGGATTAAATGGTGAAACACCATTGGGGAATATAGTAAGAATAAGAAAAGAAACTGACCCAGAAGCATTGAAAAGATTTACTCCTGAAGAAAATCGAATTAGAAATGAATGGCTAAGAAAATCTGCATCTCAAATAAGTGAGGAAAATTATAATACAGCAATGGAAAACATAAAGAATATGTTTAAATCCATGGCTGATAAGTGAGGTGAGATGAATGAGCACAAATGTAGGAGAAATTGATTTAAGTTTAATACTTAATAGTGATAAATTCAAATCACAACTAAAGAACATTGATGGACAGGCAAATACCGCTTCTTCTAAAATCTCATCATCATTAGCAAAGATAGGAAAGGCTGCAATTGCAGCTTTTTCTGTTACAGCAATAGCCAAATTTGGTAAAGAGTGTGTAAGTGTAGCAAGTGAAACAGCAAATGCCTGGATAGGATTAAATTCTATATTAACAGGACAAGGAAAAAGTTTTCAACAAGCTAAATCTTTTATAAACGATTATGTTTCAGATGGTTTAGTACCATTGAATAATGCTGTTGCTGCATATAAAAACTTGGCATTAAGAGGATATAGTTCAGACCAAATAAAAAAGACAATGAATGCATTAAAAAATAGTGCTACATTTGCAAGACAAAGTACATATTCACTTGGTGATGCAGTTCAAACAGCAACAGAAGGTTTGAAAAATGAAAATTCCGTTGTTGTAGATAATGCTGGTGTAACCAAAAATGTTGCAAAAATGTGGGAAGACTATGCAAAATCTATTGGAACTACAAGAGATAAATTAACACAAGAACAAAAAATACAAGCAGAAGTAAATGGTATCTTAGAGGAAACAAAATTTCAAAGTAATGATGCAGCAATTTATGCAAATACTTATTCTGGAAAAATAGCACAATTAAATACTGCTTTTACAAATATGAAAACAGCTATTGGAAATGTAATACAGCCGCTTGCTAAATTATTCGTTCCAATGATAACTGCAGCAACAAATGCTATAACAAAGTTGTTTACATCGTTAGCTGGGTTATTATCTTTGTTTGGATTAAAAGCAGATAGTGTTGAAACAGTTTCAAATGGCATTGGAGATATGGCGACAAATGCAGATAAAGCATCGGATGCTGTAGGAAGTGTAGGAGATAGTGCTTCAAAGTCAGCTAAAAAAATAAAAAAATCATTGGCTGGCTGGGACGAAATAAATAAGCTGGATGATAATAGTGATAGTAGTTCAGGAAGTGGTAGTGGCTCTGGTGGTTCTTCAGGTGGAATAAAAGAATCATTAGATGTTTCAAGTACAGTCCAGGAAGATACATCTGTATTCACAGGATTAATAGAAAAAGTAAAAGAATTAGCAAGTATATTCAAAGAAGGATTTGATGCAGGATTTGGTGACACGAATTTTGATGGAATACTAGATCATTTATTAAATATAAAAAATGCTATTGTCGATATATGGACTGACCCAGATGTTTTATATTCGGCACAACAATGGGTTGATACTTGTTTATATTCACTAGGGCAAATGACAGGTGCAGTAGCGAGAATAGGAACTAATATTGCAGAGTTTTTTGTAGGGAGTATAGACATATACTTAGAGCAATATGTAGACAGAATAAAAACACATATATGCAATATGTTCGATATTTCAAGTGAAGATATGGCTCTATCAGGAAATTTTGCACAAGCATTAGGGGAATTATCAGATGTATTTAAAAGTGATAAAGCAAAGCAGATAGGTGCAAATATTATTGCAATGTTTGCAAATCCAATAATGAGTGCAAACGAATTATGTGCAAAATTTGCCAAAGATATAAAGGGAATATTATTCCAACCAATTATAGATAATGTTGATAAATTAAAGGAAACTTTTAATAATGTATTAACTCCAATACAAACGGTAACAGGAACTCTTGCAGATGCAATGACTTATGTGGGGGATAAATGGAACGAAGTATATGACAATTATATTAGTCCTTTTATGGAAAGCCTAAAAACTGGACTTAGTGATACATTTAGCAAATTCTTAGATGTTTACAATGAATATGTTGTGCCATTTATGAACAATATAGCAGATGGCCTTGGAAGCCTATGGGAAGAACACTTAAGACCATTGGTAGATAAAATAGGCGAATTTGTCGGTTCTGTTGTTACAGCAATTCAAACTTTATGGGAAATGTGGTTAAAACCACTAATTGATTGGATTATTGCTAACATCATTCCAGTATTAGTTCCTATTTTTGAAAGCATTTGGAATACTATAAAAAATGTATTTGGTTCAATAGCAGATACAATTGGAGGAATTATTGATACTTTCAAAGGATTAATTGATTTTATTGTTGGTGTTTTTACAGGAGATTGGAGTAAAGCTTGGGAAGGAATAAAAACATTCTTTACAGGTATATGGGAAGCAATAAAAGGCTTCTTTGAGACAATTTGGAATGCATTAAAAGGAATTGTAGAAACTTATATAAATATTGTAAAGGCACAAATTTCAACGGTATTAAATGCAATAAAAACTATTTGGGAAAATATATGGAATGGAATCAGTGGATTTGTAACAACAATTTGGAATGCGATTAAGACAGCAATAAGCAATGCAATAAATGCAATTAAATCTGCTATTTCAACAGTATTTAACAATATCAAGAATACAGTTTCAAATATATTTAATTCAATAAAAAATACGGCATCTAATATATGGAATACAATAAAAAATAACATAGTAAATGCAGTAACTAATATAAAAAATGGAATAGTGAATACTTTCCAAACAGCATATAACAAAATAACATCAATATTTAACAATATAGCATCATTCTTTACAGGAGTTTGGGACAGAGTTAGAAATACATTTAGTGAACTGGGAACAAAAATAGGTGACTCAATGAGTGGAGCAGTAAAAGCTGGAATAAATGGAGTTCTAAGGTCTGTTGAAAATATTGTAAATAAGTTTATTAAAATGATAAATGGGGCATTAGATGTTATAAACGCAATTCCAGGAGTAAATATTTCAAAATTAAATACACTTAATGTGCCAAAACTTGCTCAAGGTGGATATGTAAAAGCAAATACACCACAACTTGCAATGATTGGTGACAATAAAACACAAGGAGAAATTGTTGCACCTGAAGATAAAATGCTAGATATGATACTTACAGCATTGAAAATGTTTAAGGATCAAGATGACAAGCCTTCTAATGGAAATGATGATGGAGACATTATTGTAAATGTAACAGTCGATGGAGAAATAGTTCAAAGGCAAATAAGGAAAAGAAATGATAGGCTCGCATTAGCAACTAATGGGAGGTGCAAGATATGAAATATAGTGGAAAATTATTAAAATTAAATGGAAAAACATTTGATTGCATAATAAGTTATAAATTGGGGAGAAACAAACTTTGGAGTTCTGATACAGGAAGAAATATGGCAGGAAGTATGAAAGGCTCTTTAGTAGGAAACTTCCCTAAAATTATGCTTGAAATTGAACCATTAGATGCAGAGGAAATGTCAGAAATAGAAAAAATACTTGATTCAGCAACAATAGAAGTTGAATATTATAACAATAAATATCAATGTACCTGTACAGCAGATTATTATGCAAATGATTATGAAGAGGACTTGCTAAGAATGGAAGATATGAAATATAAATCTTTTCCAGTTAATTTGATTCCAAATGAAAGGGAGGATAAGCATGTTAAAAACAAGTGATACATTTAAGCAAAAAATGAAAGTATATGGTAAACAGCTAAATATGCTTTTAAGCTTTGGAAAAACAACATTAGATAAGACTTATGTGAAAAGTGCTGAACCTTCAGTTAATGGAGAATTATTTACATCTGTAATGAGACAGCTTACATTGGAAATAGAAAATTATACTTCAATAGAGGTTGATAAACTTTTGACAGTAAGGCAAGTACATGAAAGCAAAGTAAGAAATATAAATAATTCAAGAGTGAAATATTTGGCAACCGATTTAAATAAATCCTATTCAGTAAAAGAAGTAGATGATATGGCTGTAGGAATGTTTTCATCTTTAAGAAATAAGTATTTAATTCAAAAAGAAAGTAGAGAAAACATTGCTTCAGCCTCTACAATAAATGTGCAATTAGGAGTTAGAACATCTGAATTTGAAAATTATGAATACATAGACTATGGAGAATATGTTGTATATGACAAAGAAGAGGTTGTTGATTCCAATTCAATTAAATTATATTTGTATGACCATTTAATAGATACTCATATAAAATATGATGATGATCCATTATCACTAGATTATGAAAATGGAGATATAACTGTAGCAGATTTATTGCAGGCGATATGTACAAAGTTTGAATTTAATTTAAAAACAAAAGTTTTTACTAATTCAGACAAAATAATATCTGAAGATAAATATTTAGGATTAAATCTTACATATAGAGATATATTGGATGAAATTGCAGCAGCTGCAGGTGGATTTATAAAAATATTTAATAAAGACCTGTATGTTGCTTATCCTACTGAAACAGGTGAAACAATTGACGAGAACGATTTAGAAAAATTAACCATTGGAAAGTTTATAGGTGCTTTTAATTCTTTAGTTTTAGGGAGATCACCACAAGAAGATAATATATATTATCCAGAGAACATAAAAGCTGAAGATAGAATTTCAGTTAGAATTGATAATAATCAAATAATGGATAAAAACAGGGAAGATTTTATTGTTAATATTTATGAAAAAATAAAGGATCTGCAATATTATGCTTTTGAATATACCTCATTTGGATTTGGGTATTTTGAATTTGGAGATATTGTTACACTAAAAAATTTAAAAAATGAAGAATTTAAAACAATATTATTTAATATTGTCGAAACGATAAATTCAGGAATAAAAGAAAAATCATATACTGAAGAAACACAATACTCTGAAACCAAATATGAATATGCAACCAGTATTGAAAAAAGACTTACTAATACAGAAATAATATGTAACAAACAAGACAATCAAATAAAAATGATTATAGAGCAACAAGGAGAAACGAACAACAAAGTAAATTCAATATCAATGGACTTAGAAAGCACAGAAATGAAAATACAAAATGTTGAACACGACTCTAAGGAACAAATAGAAAGCTTAAAACAGACAATTAATGGACTTACAAACACAGTAAGTAATTCTGGTGGTGACAATCTTTTTTCATATAAAGCCGAAAATTTTGATGGAGATATTGAAGAATATACGGATACGGAAATAAAAAATAATTCTATAAGTGGCCTTGGCTATAAAATTAAAGTTGGAACAGCAAAACAAGTTATTCAAGTAAAAAATGGAATTTATAATGTAAGTTTTTCATATAAAAAACTTGTAGAGCTTGCAGGTGGTGCAATAGAAATAAACGACAAAAGATGGAAATTAGAGAGTACAGGGAATAAATTTATAGAAAAAGATTTTACAATAGAAGTTACATCAAATACGTTAGAATTTAGAATTTATTCAGATACAGCAGATGGTTTTATTCTAACTGACTTGATGTGTAATATAGGAAGTACAAAACAAACTTGGTCACAAAATGCAAATGAAACTATTACAGACACAGTTCAAATAGGAAAAGGAATTAAAGTTAAATCTAGTACAAAAAATACTGAACTTGATGCTGATGCAGACGGAATAAGAGTTGTAAATACAAATACTGAAGAAACTGTTGCTGAATTTACTGATAAAGGCATGGAAACAGAGGAAATGGTAGTAAGAACAAAAGCACAGATTGCTGGTATGTTGGTACAACAAGTTGATTCTCAAATATGGCTAAGTAGTTTATTATAGGAGGAAAAGCAAATGGCAAATAGTGGTTCTTTTGGTACAGGCTCATATAGTGTTCGTTATTTAACCTTTAATTGGTGGATTAATGGACAGGATATAGGAGGAAATTACACAGATATAGGCTGGAATCTTGTTGGTTCTGGTGGTAGCACTACCAAATGGTATAAAACTGGAAATGTAAAAGTAGTAATTGATGGAGAGCAGGTATATTATAATTCAACTAGATTTAATTTATATAATGGTACAACTGTAGCATCAGGAACAAAAAGAATATATCATAATAATGATGGAAGTAGACAATTTAGTGCTTATGCTGAAGCTGGAATTTATACTGTAGCGGTTAATTGCAGTGGTAGTGGAAGTTGGTGGATTAACAATATTCCGAGATATTTAAATAGTTGTAATTTATATGCTTCAGCAAGTTATTTAAATACATTACAAGTAAGTTGGAATTGTAGTCCTGCTAGAGATTGGACTCAATATAGATTAAATGGTGGAAATTGGATAAATGCAGGAGATGCGGTTGCGGCCAATAATCAAAGTGGATGGTTTAATATTGGAAATTTAAGTCCAAATACAACATATTCAATACAAACTAGACTAAGGAGAGCAGATAGTGGGTTGTGGTCTGAAAGTAATACAATTTCAATGACAACCAAAGATATTGCTAGAATAACATCTCCTGGAAATAATTTCAGTATAAATAGTGATAGCTCTTTAACAGTTCAATGTACAAATCCATCAGGAAATCAAATTGCATATTTTTTGGACTGTCCAAGTGGTACGAGAAGATTGACTTCAAGAAAAACAACAAGTACAAGTTATACATGGACAAAGGAACAAATATTGTCAATGCTGCAGTATTCTCCAAATAGCAATTCGATTTCAATAAAAGTAGGAATAATTACATACGGAAATGCAGAGTATTATAGTGAAAAAGTAGGAACTTTGAATGTAGTAAATTCAAATCCTACTTTTTCTAATTTTGTTTATGAAGATATAAATTCTAAAACAATAGCATTAACAGGAAATAATCAGTATATCATAAAGGGATATAGCAATGTAAGGGCAACAATTTCAACAGCCAATAAAGCTGTTGCAAAAAATTATGCTTCAATGTCTAAATATAGATTTGTTATTGCAAGTAGTCAAGTTGATGTCAACTATTCATCTACAGCAAATGTACAAGCTACTATAAATGCGGTTAAGAGCAATATATTTACAATGTATGCAATTGATAGTAGAGGTAATAGTTCATTGAAACAAATATCCCCATCAAGATACATTGATTACACTGCAATTACATTGAACAAAGTAGAAGTAATAAGAGAAAACGGAATTGGTTCAATTTCAACTCTTACATTCAATGGTTCTATATGGGAAGGCAGTTTTGGAGCTGTATTAAATGAAATAAAAAGTTGTACTTATAGATATAAAGAAACAACATCTAATACTTGGAAAACAGGAACAACCAATTTGAACCCTACAAGAAATGGTAAAACATTTAATTTTTCAGGACAAATAAAAGGAGACTTAGAAGCCAAGGGATTTGATATCAATAAAAGTTATGATGTTGAGATTACTATATCAGATAAGTTAACAACAGCAACATACGATTTTATATTAGGAAGCGGAAAGCCAGGAATAGCAATAACAAAAAATGGAGTTGCAATAAATGGAATGTATAGAGAAAGCATTGGAGGAGCTTTACAAATATGGAATGGTGATGTGTATTTAGATGGAAAAAAAATAAATTTTAGTTAGGAGGATTTTAAAATGGCATTATGGACAAGCTTTTTAAATTTATTTAAATGGGATACTAACAATAGTGAAGACCTAGATTCAAATTTTGATGTTGATAAAGCATTAAATGATAACTGGACGAAAATAGACAATGGAATAAAGAAAGTTAGTGATAAAAAAGTTGATAAAGTAACAGGAAAGGGATTAAGTACAAATGATTATACAACAGCTGAAAAGAACAAATTAGCAGGCTTAAGTAATTATAATGATACAGCAGTAAAAAATGATATTTCAACAAATAAAAATAATATATCAAAAAATACTACTGATATAACAACTTTAAAGGGAAATATAACAACTATAAATAATAAATTAGACAATATAGCTTCAACTAGAGGTCATATTTATACAATAAGAAGAAAAATATCAAATAATACATCTGCAGCTTGGGAAAGGTTAGATGATGCAGTAGGATTAATAGCAAATGCAACAAAAAACGGAGGGACTGTGCAAAACGATTTTGATAATCTTTCGCCTTGGAAGGATATCATATCATTTAACTTGGATCTGGAAACAGGAAAGAAAAAAGCATATTATGGAGATGCGGATTTTGCTTTTGATGGTAGCAATGGAGATGTATATACACATATCCCTACTTTTTGGATAAAAATATGGCAAGAAAATGATTATTGGTATATATCAATTGCTGATTACAACAAAGCTGATTATAAAGAAATTAAAGAATTTGATATTGCAAGATACTTAACTGGAATAGGAACAGATGGTAAATTACATAGTTACAGTGGATTAGCAGGGGCAGACTTTAAAAGCATAAAACAATATAGAACATTAGTACAAGGCCTTGGAAGCGACTATTGCTTATTAGATTGGAGATATTTTGCTATACAGTGTTTATATCTAGTGGAATATGCAAGTTTTAATTCACAATCAACACTTGGAAATGGTTGTTCTGCTATGAGACATAATAACGGAGATGTAGCTTTACTTGCAGAATCTAATACTAATAGAATTATAGTAAATACATCAGCAGGAAATTCATTTGTAGTAGGCCAACAAGTAAGAATTGGGTCATACGATAGTGCATCATCTGTTATAAAAACTATAACAGCAATAAATAGTTATACTGAAGGAGAAACAAATGCAAAAGAAATTGTATTTGATGGAGACCCTATTGCTAGTATAACATTAACAACTACAATATGGACTTGTGTTCAATCAGCAGGTCAATGTGACTCATTAGGAATGAAATCAGGATGCTTAATAAATGATAATAAACACAATGTTATATATAGAGGTATAGAAGGAATACATTCAAATATATTTATGTTTGTGGATGGAATAAATATCAAGGATTGTCAGGCATACATTTGCTATGATCCAGCACAATATGTAAGTGATAAATTTGAAGCACCTTATGAAAAATTAGGATATGTAAATTCTAAAAAAGAAGGTTGGACAAAAGATTTAGGTTTTGACATAAATCATCCACTAATACAACTACCAACAGAAATAGGGGCAAATAGCAGTACAGGAACAACGGATTATTATTGGTGTTCTGCAACTGGAAATAGGGTTGCTCGTGTTGGCGGTGGTTCGTACTATGGTACTAGCGGTGGCTTGTGGTTTTGGACTTTGAACGGTGACTCTTC